TATTGGGGAACAGATTTTACGGCTTCAAGTGTAACTTTAAATCAATGGGCAGCTTATGCAAGTGGAACTAGAACTCCTGACTATACAACAACTTGGCAAACGACAAATGATGCAACATTTGAAACTACAGGCTGGCAACTTGAGGTAGGAAGCGTGGCAACAGAATTTGAGCATAGGTCATTTGGTCAGGAGCTTGCTTTATGTCAGAGGTATTTTTTTAGAACACCAGCTTTTGGTACAGGTGCGACTTCAATTTATTTAGCCTCTGGAGTGGAGACAGGTAGCAGTTCGAGAATTGCATTTATAATGCCACAAGTAATGAGAGCAGCCCCTACTGTTACTGCTGGAGATTTAAAATCAGATGATGAGATATCTACAACAGACGCAAGCACTGTTAGTGCAATTATAGCAGGGAGTAGTAATTGCGATAGAATGAGAATACAATTAACAGGTGGAAGTTATAATGCTGGTAATGCTGTATCTTTAGTTTGTGCAAATGCAAATGGATTTCTTGCTGGCGATGCTGAATTATGAATTATACATATAAAAAATCTCCTAAATTTAATGACAAAGAAACTTCTATTATCAGAAGTGATGGTGCTTGTATTCCTATTTGTGAAAACAATAGAGATTACCAAGAATATCTTTTGTGGGTAGCAGAGGGAAACACACCAGAGGAGGCTGACTAATGACAAATCCATTAGATGAACTAATAAAAAAGTATCAAGAACAGCTTGTAGCAATACAACAGCAAAAAGAAGAAGCAAAAAATGCTTATGAGCTTGCTTGTAAAAATGAGGACAGGTATCAAGGTGCAATTATTGGTGTAAAAGATGCTCAAGCACAATTATTATCTACAAAAGCTCAAGAAGAAGAATTAAAACCTTCTGACGCTAAAAGAAATAAATCTAGTTAGTTTTTTCCTGCATTTGCCTTGTCATTAAGCCCATCGTGACGTAGAGAGGAGATAGACCTATAATTAGTAGTAATACTGCTATGCTCATTACAGACATAGCTTTGATAACTGCAAATTTAATCATGTTTCAAAAAATCGCTAATATTCTTAGCATAGTTTCATTTGTAATGGTAGCTTCCATGAGTGGTGGAGCATACCTGGGCTACAAATATGTAACATCTGAAAATTTCAAGTCTCAAGTTATGAATGAAATTCTTGATAACGTATCTGGAATGATGCCTAAAGTATTAGATCAAGAATTACCAAAAGTTACTGGCCCATCAATGCCGATCATTAAATGATCTTTGGATTTTTAAAAAAGCTAGTTAAATACTATATAGATAAATTAATCCATTGGATGCGTATGACAAAATTCAATTTAGAACTAGATAATGACATAAAAAAATATCACGAAGAAATGGATAAAAAAGTAAAGAAACCAAAAATTGTAGAAAAAGGTACTTTTGGAGAAGATGGTTGGTCTATCTCTATAGGAGATGTAGAAGATGGAGATACCTGATATAAGTATTCCTGAGATTTATATTCCAGACGTTCCAGAACCTTACACTCCACACTATATAACTATTACAAAACCACCTGATATAGATGTTCCTGGTTGTACTTATCAGCATCGAGATATAAAGAATACTGGTAATCGTAATTTATTATTAGAAGATCCAAATGGAGTGTTTACTACCTGTGATTTTCCATTTCCTAGTTTTATACCGCTTGATTATTCGCCAGAAAATTTAGTAATAACAGAAGAAGCACCTATTAGTAATGAGCCACCGCCCTTACCAGAAACAGAGCAACCAAAGATACCTGATTTATCTTCAGATCCCCCACCAGATTTTCCTCCCTGTCCTGGCAAAAATGACCAGAGAGTAGGAGACTTTCGTAACGATAAAAAGTTAGAACGTGTTATTGGACATGAAAGAGGGCAAGATGGGAGTGAATGTATAACTCTCTATGAAGCAGTTGAATGGAAAGATCAATACATTCCGTCTGCTCCACAGTTTGTTGGGGTTTTTAGCCTTGCTTTGGTTGGTGCTTCTGCACCATTGGTACTTCAGCTTGTACGGCCAATAGTTAAGCAAGTCGTGACAAAGTTGACCAAGAAGAAAAAAGATGTAAAATAACTAATACAAGGAGAGTACGGCATATTTGGAAGCACTTCGTCTGCCACGAATCACTGCCCTTCTATTATCCCTTGTACTTTAGACAAGTAGATACCCGTAGCTTGTCTATTTTAATTTGTGAGTATGTGGGATAACTTGATTTGGTGGGATATTAACAACAATATCTTTACAGGTAACAGCACTAGGAGTATTAGGTTTGAAAGTAACACCTAACTTTGCCTGTTTTGCACACATCTCTAAACGATATAAACTAATTTCCATTTTTGTTTTCTTTATCAATAATTCCTGTGCCTCTATATTTACTTGGGTCGCTTTGTGGCAAAGGGCTGGTGATTTTCCCAATGGTATGTTTATTTGAGCCGAAATTCCATAATTAAAGTTAAAATTTTCCTTCTCAAATCTAGGAGTTTCCTGTACATATTTTATTTCTCCAGTAGTCTCGTCATAAATATTTTGTCTGGTAACAGTTTCTCTAGGTAATGAAAATGTATGAGCATCTGTTACATACGGAGTGATTGTCAGGCTAGGAGAAGCACAAACAATGCCTTGACTCATACGAAAAGATGGCATAGCTGAAGGGGTTATCATCGTTGCATTATTATTTACAACACCTTGAGCATTTGACGAAGGAGAAGCAACTGTAGTATTGGCAAAAACTTTTGCAGGGCAAATAAATAAAGCTATTGCCCAAAGGTAGTTGTAGTTTCTGTTGTGGTGCTTGTATTTATTGTTCTTGTTATGGTGGTTACTGTGTCTAATCCTGGGGTAATTAGAGTTTCTTGTAAAGAGAAAGCTGATCCAGGGGTTGTTATTTTCCACCTTGGAACGGCATCTAAGTTTGGCGAAGTCCAACTAAAATTTACGCCTCCAACTGTTTGTTCTGTAAGAGTTGTAGCTGTGGGATTAATATATCCGTTGAGATCGGAACTTTCAATATTATGTCCTGATGCAGAGTATGAGTATCCTGTACGATACTGATGACTTGTGATAGTTTCATTTATTACTGATTCAGATGTTGAAGAAGTCTGACTCGAACCACTCCGAAATTGTGGAACAACAGGTACAGCAAGGGTTCTTATAGGTAATAATAGTAAAACTAACCAAAAAAGTCTAGTCAACGGTAATTCGTACAGTAGTAGAGCCAATACAACTTGTTCCGCTACCTCCTGCTGTGCAAGTATGTATTCCTGATGAAACAGATGTTAAGGCTAAGTTTCCTGCTGTTCCTCCTGAGATGACAGTAGTTTGACCGCCAAGTACAGGAAGACTTGCTATACCGCTAGAAGGAGTGATTGCTGACTGTGTTACGTCACCAGCTTGATAACTTTCGCTGAAACTAAATGCAGAACCTGCAGTTGTCACAGTTTTATTTGTATTAACTGCTGCTGGTACTCCATTACTTAAACTTCCAAGATTTAACCCACCGATAGCATTAGTAACAAGACTATCTCCTGTTCCTGTTGAAGTTGTAATATTGTTTCCGCTTATGCTGTAGCTTGATGGTGCAGCATTTGTAATTACATAAGGTGAGTCAATAGAAATCTGTGCAGAGGTTACAAATTCCTGTTTTATATCAGCAAAGGCAGCCGATGGTAAGAATAGAAGTAAAGCAAATAGTTTTTTCATTTGATACCAGCTTTATTGTCTTTATTAGATACTACATTAAATGGCCTCTTTTTGCCATTTGCGTTGTTTTTCACCTGTAATCCCATATTAGACATCACTGCCGACAATAATCCAGCAGCGAAGGTCGTATCAATTTGTTTGGTTGAATTTCCGAAATACGCAAAAGAAATTACGGATAAACTCCAAAAAAGTATAATCATCTGGACAAGATTTGAGAGAATAGAAGGACTATCCTTCTCTTCCTTTTCTTCTACTTGTGGGTCGGTTTTCGGGTCTTGAGTTGCCATAATCTTAGTGATATACTATAAATATAAGGATTGAGGCCAAGTTTGGCAAATAGCGGTAAAGTAGAGATAGACACTACATACAAATGGTAAAGATTTTAAAACCTATTCTGTTGGTATTTATCAAGTCCAAAGCAATGAAAAGATTGATTATGGATCTGTTAAAAGCTATAGCCAAACAGACAGATAACACAATAGACGATCAAGCAGTTGCTTTTATTGAGTCCAGGATGTTCCCAGGCTCTACAACAAATCTTCAATGATATGAAAAACGATAGCTTCATAAGATTCATCTCAACTCCTCTGCCAATGGAAACACAGTTAGCGGTTGAGATGCGATGTAGAGAAGTTATGGGCTGTGATGATATAGACAAGTTAAAGGCTTTTTGCACAGATATGATGAAGAACCATGCAAGAACTGAAATTGTACTATCTAACGCAATGATGCGTATGCTGGAGCTTGAAGCAATGTTAGCCGTACTACAGACACCACCGATTAAAAATAAATTATTTTACAAATTTCGTTTATTTATAGAAAAAGTAAAACTTAAAAGACAGATAAAACAGCACCAAAAAGATCATTCGCAACGAGCGTAAGCTGCCTGTTGCCTAGAAACTGTCATCTCAGGATATTGGATCGTTTCCCATCTATGGCCACATTCGTAACACTCTCTTCTACGAATGATTATGTATTTTGAGTTTCTTTCGGATCGGACTACCTTCTGATCTCCGCACTTCTTACAGTTCGGACACTCGACCCAGGTTATTCTTTTCATTTTCTGTTTTGAATGTACTTTTCGTATTTGAGGTCTAAATCAAGAGATTCTCTAGCGTACTGAAATTTATCAATATTACCAGCGAGAAAATTGTCATCTAACGCAGCACGTTTTATTTGATATTCGTAATACTTACCTCTTGGCATGGTATCAAACTTTAGTTTTTAAATCGTCAAAAATATCCTCTATAGACATAGCTCTTTCGTTTAGCTTATCTATCTTATCTTGAGCCTCTTCGATGAGACGATCCAGTTTTTGATTTTCGTAACTTTGCTCGTAGTAAGGCTCTAAATATTCATCAATAGCGGTTCTAACCAGGGCAGATATAGACTTACCAGGGCCACTAAGATTTTCTAATGCCTTATGTTGATGAGGACTTAGTTGAACTGTGGTTCGGATAAGTTTTTCTTTTTTAGCGGTCATCTTTTTTAGTGTAGTATAGTAGACTGAGGACTTACAGATCAGGTTAGCTTATTCAGTGGGTCATTAACTCAGGGTAGTCAAACACCCTTAGACCCCCCACTAAATCTTCGATGAGAACTTGTAATAACATTTGTAAAATTGCTTAGTACGGAGTATGAGGGTCATGGCTCCCAAGATTACAAAAAAGCAGCGTAACCACCTGTGTTTTCGGAGGTCAGGTTGATCTTGCCTCAGACATTAAGAAAATTCTTCGTCTGTTATATCGAACCAACGAAACATATCTATGCAGCCATAAATACAATCTATTGGATCTTTTTGTTTATAACAGAATGTCCTTTTAAGGTCAGGATCATAATGGATCTGACCTATGTAGGGAGATTTTGGAAAATCAATTCCAAGTGATGAACGGAAATAAAGCATTAGCAAGCGTATTGTCTATGATCTGCAATAGCTTGAATACGATCTTCTTGCCATTCTTCATCAGTAGGTTCTCTATAATCCCCTAAATGACAACCATCGGTTTCAAGAAAATCATGGTAAGACATTTTATCTGCCTCTTCTTCGGGAATCTTTATACCGATTAGACCTTTAGTGTCTCTATCTTCTGGTTTGTAATCTTTATGATCGAAATACCAGGAAACTCTTTTGACTTCTTCTGGATAATCGTCAGTGCCACTATAAATAGTAGGCATCATTCTATCAAGAGCGTCATCATAAGAATAAGCTTCTATTTCAAATGTTTCGTACAAAATTGTTTGAGTAGCAATCTTGTAAAGTTTTTTGGGTTCTTCTTTAGTGGTCATAATAAATTTGAACTTCCTTAAAAGTATAGCAACAAAGTGCCACCACTATGTAATCTGTTACGAAACTTTAACTTTCGGAATTAGCTTTTCTTCCATCTATTCTTCTTTGTACTGATTCTCTCCACAATAATTCATCTTTTGCTTCAGCTATTTTGTATTCTGCACTAGAAAATTCACGTTCTAACTGACTGTATGCAGCCTTTCTAACCCAAGCTGTGCCCTTCATTCCTTTCTTTTCTGCTGCCTTTTCTATAAGTTTTGATCTATGTGGGTCTATCAGAACTTGATAATAATTTTTGTTTCCGTGTTTCAGTGCCATTAAATAAATCTCTCTTGTACTACTTTACCACCAAAAAGGCAAATCGGCTTTATCAACTTGCTTTTTTACATAATTTATTTTGGCTTGTTTTCTTTTATTCGATTTACCTTGATGTACTTCTCTAGCTTTTTTTAGAAAATCTACAGCCCTGGATAAGTCTCCTGTTCTGGACTTTCTAACTTCAGCATATAGGTCTTGAATTACCTGGACTCTTAAATTCTTTTGCATAGGCAGCAGCCATCACTTCATGGAGTGTCTTATAGTATGCTACCTCAGTATTACTCTGATAACACCAGCCTTTTGTAGTATTTAAGATTCTAACCATTAATGAGTTTCCTCCCAAGTGTTTCCAACAGATACTTCAGCAACAGCAGGAACTCTACCTAACCATTTTTGTTCGGCATTTTCCATAATATCTTTTAGTTTTCTAGCCCATGCGTCAGCAAATTGCTCTTTAACTAAAAGTATTAATTCATCATGTACTGCTGCTGCAATTTTAACTTTATCTTCGCCACAAGCCTTAACTTCTGTCCATAAGTTTCCTAATGCACACTTTAATATGGCAGCACCAGCACCCTGGATCGGAGTATTACATCTAACAGTTACTCTGTTAAGATCGCCTTTAAGATACCTACGCATATTTGATAAAGGAATACGAGTTTCGGCCCATTCATTACCATTAGAGTTTTTTGCAATCTGATAATTTTTATTCTGCCAAGCGTGAACGCCTCGGTAAGTACGCAACCAGTTATCACGAACTTTTGTTGCTTCTTCGAGCGTCATCAAAACACCACTACTACCAGCGTAGTTACGCAAGCCTTCTGCTCCTGCTCCGTAAAGCAAACCAAAGTTAGCTGACTTAGCTATC